GCAGGAGGCGGGGGTGCTGGCCCGGGTCGTGTTCCCGGTCAACGTCGACGCTTATACCGCCCGGTAGCCGTCCCTTCCCGGAACGCCGCCACCGCCTCGCCGGCTGCCGCTGCAAGGTCTTGCTGCAGCCCGGTCAGCGCCCGTTCTACCACCGGCGCGAACTGCGCCCGCAACTGCGTGGTGACCTCGGTCGCGACGATCGCCTCCGCCCGCGTCGACGGCTCCCCCCGCGTCATGGCATCCTGCGCCCGGGATTCCAGCTGACGGGTGACCTCGCCGGCCACTATTCCCTCGATGACGGCGGGTACGGCCCGGTCCAGGTAATTCACCATGGCCCGGGCGGCGAGTGCCTCCCACCGGGGATCCTGGATCAGCCGGTCCACCAGGGCCCTGACGATCACGTCGCCCAGTGTCGTGGCGGTAACCGTCTCATCCATGAAATCGACAGCGAGATCTACCACGTCGTCCAGTGATGCGTCTGACACCTGTACTTTAAGTTCCACTGGTCACCGCCAGGCTCCCCGGCGGTACGCGAACCAGCCGGACACCGCCACGCAGGCCACGCCGAGCGGGCCGAGGAGCAGCCCGGCGAGCGCACCCCACACGGGATGGCCCTCGTGCCGGGCGATGGCCCACCCGGCGACCGCGCAGGCGAGCAGGACGAACACGACGGCGGGGGTCACCACGACGGCCACAACCCGGCCATGATGAGCCAGTCGGTGACGATGACGGACAGCACGGCGGCCAGGACCACGGCGGCGGCCACGCCGGCGATGGCAAGCGTACGGGGCATGATCATTCTCCTGTCTAGGGTCTTGTTCGTTCTCACACCTCAATCATACCCGCGCAAACCCGCGTAATCAATTCGGACGGGACCAGAAACCAACCGCTGAGACGGAGATCACATGGCGGCACTCACAGCACAGGTCATCCCCCACGCCGGCGCCGCCGTCACCCTGACAGCCGGCCTCGGCGGCGTCAACGGCAACACCGCGCCCTGCGGCTCCGGCCTCGGCCTGCTCCTCGTCAACGGCACCGCGGCCACCTGCAACGTGGACATCCTCACCGCGTCCAACGTCGGCGTCGACGGGATGCCCGTCGCCACCCCCGCCGGCGCGACCGGCCCGGCCCGCAGGTTCGTGCTGCCCGCCACGTCCGGCGCCGTCGCCATCATCCCCCTGCAGCAGGCCGTGTACGCCGACCCGGTAACGGGACTGGCCAGCTTCAACGTCGCGGCGGGCACCGTGTCCGGCGCCGTCGTGTCCATCAGCGCATAAGGGAGCCGTCATGGCCGAAGCGAGCGAATGGGTGATGATCATCCACCCGGAGACCGGCGGGATCGGCGAGGTCAGCCGGCTGTCGCTGGCTCAGCACTACGCCGCCGGGTGGCGGCTCCTCGCCCCCGACGAGGCGAACGAACCCGGACCGCCGGCGGAACCCCCGCCGATGACCCGCAAGCAGGCCGCGAGCGCGGCTAAAAAGGCCGAGAGCGAGGAGAAGTAGCCGTGCCTCCGACACCGCTGACCGCGACCGTCCGGTACATCCCGCCGTCCGTACGCAAGGTGTACTGGGTGACCACGATCGCGAACTACCAGTCCCCGACCCGGGCCGAGCTCAACGCCGGCACCGACCTGACCAACGAGATCGCGGAAATGGCCGGGTTCAACGTCGTCTCCGCGTCCATCGAGGTCCCGGACCTGTCGTCCCGGTACACGGCGAAGATCCCCGGCCGGATCACCTCCGACGACTCCACCATCAACTTCTACGCGTCGTCGACGTCGAGCGACGTGCGGATGGTGCTGCCCCGCGACACCGTGGGCTACGTCGTCCACCTCCCCGAAGGTGATGTCACCGGGCAGCGGATGGACGTGTTCCCCGCGAAGGTCGCGTCGACCAGCATCGACACGCCGATCGAGGATCCGGCGAAGATCCTGGTCACGTTCACGATCACGAAGATCCCCGCGCAGAACGTGACGATCCCCTGATGGGCGGGCACCTGGGCCGGGACGCGATCCTGGCGGCGAAGTCGCTGCGGACCGAGGAAGTCGACGTTCCCGAGTGGGGCGGCACGGTGCTGGTCCGGGAGCTGTCCGGCCGGGAACGCGACGAGTGGGAAGCATCCCTCGCCGTCCAGCGGGGAAAGACGATGGTGCCGGACGTGGCGAACATCCGCGCGAAACTGGCCGCGAGGACGATCGTCGGGGACGACGGGGAGCCGGTGTTCACCCAGCAGGACGTGGCCGCCCTCGGGGAGCTGTCCGCGGCGGCGCTGGACCGGGTGTTCGACGTCGCGTCGCGGCTGTCGGGGCTGAACCCGGAGGATGTGGAGGCGATGACGGGAAACTCCGGGGCCGCCCCTGGCGGCGGTTCCTCTTCCGCCTCGCCCGCGATCTCGGCTGCACCATCGCCGAACTCCTCGAGCGAGCCTCATCCAGTGAGCTGACCGAGTGGGCTGCGCTCTACCAGGTCGAAGCTGACGAGCGGGCTGAGGCGGAGAAGCAGGACCGGAAGGGGCGGCGGTGACATGGCCGAGGCGGTGGTGACCGGGCCCGGGGTGCCGGAGATGAAGCTGCTGGCCGAACGGCTGAAAGAGGCCGACCCGGTGCTGAAACGGGAACTCCGCCGGAACTTCAAGGATGCCGCCGAGCCGGTCGCGGGGGACGTCCAGCAGTCCATCCTGCTGATGCCGTCGAAGCACGGCGGGACGCTGCGCCGCGAAGTCGCGAAGACTGTCACGGTCCGGACGTCGTTCGCGTCGTCCGGGGTCCGGGTGACCGTCGAATCGCTCGGCCAGAAGATGCCGCCGGGGAAGCAGACCCTGCCGCACCACCTCGACAGCCCGAAGGGGTGGAATCACCCGGTGTTCGGTCACAGGCGGACGTGGCGGCACCAGATGGGGAAGCCGGGCTGGTTCGAGGTGCCGATCACCCAGAACGCCCGCCAGTTCCGCGACGCCGCCCTCGCCGCGATCGACGCGGTAGAACGCGAACTCGGAGCCTGACGTGGCCAATATCCTCCGGTTCGTCATCCTCGGCGACGATAAGGCGGGGCCGGCGTTCGCGCAGTTCACGAAACAGGTCGAACGCGCGAACAACTCGGTTGACCGGAATAATGCCGCGCTGAAACGGCAGGGGGCCACGTCGGCGAAGGCCCGCGCGGAGAACGACAAGCTGGCCAAGTCGTTCGACAAGCTCGCGAAGGCGACGGGGCCGTCCGCGCTGGGCATCGGGATCGCGCTGTCCCCGTCGCTGATCCCGCTGGCCGGGGGGCTGGCCGCGGGGATCGCCGCGGTCGGGACGTCGCTGGGTGCCGCGCTGGCCGGCGCGGGACTGTTCGCCGCGATGGCGAAGACCGCGCTCACCTCCGCCGGGACCGACGCGAAGAAACTCGGCCAGCTCCAGGCCCAGCTCGCCAAGGCCGACCAGGCCCGGCAGCAGGCCACCACGAAAGCCGGCCGGCAGGCCGCCGCCGCCCGCGCCGCCGCGATCCGGGACCAGATCGCCCAGCTCAAGGCCCAGAGCGCCACCGGCACCCAGCTCATCACCCTGACCACGAGCATCAAGAACCAGTGGACGTCGATGAGCCGGGCCGTCGCCGGGCCGGCGCTGGTCCCGTGGCTCGACGCGGTGAACCGCGGCATCCGGTACCTGAAACCCCTGGTGCAGCCGGTCGCGGACCTGTTCCGGTCGTGGGGGCAGGCTGTCGACCAGTATTTCGCGTCCGCGCGGGGGTCGGCTGAGATCGGGCGGATGGCGGCGGCGCTGGGCCGGTTCTCCGCCGACCAGCTGTCCGCCATCGGCGTGTTCATCACCGACATCGGCCGGGGCGTCAAGAACCTGGGCGGGTACCTCGCCGGGTACAACGTGAATTTCGGCGTGTTCGCCACCTACCTGGACCAGTGGGGCGGCGCGTTCGCCCGCTGGTCCGCCTCCGCCGGCGCCCGGAAGGACGTCGGGCAGTTCCTGGCGTGGTTCCGGACCAACGGGAAGACCGTCAACAGCCTGCTGGGGTCGCTGGGGCAGATCATGCCGACCTTGTTCGGGGGGCTGTCCGCGGCCGGGATGATCGAGCTGAAGCTGATCAGCACGTTCCTCGGGTGGGTCGCGAAGCTGCCGCCGTCGTTCTCCAAGCCGCTGCTGGACGTGGCGGGGGCGCTGCTGCTGCTGTCCAAGACCGGCGTGATATCGGTCGGTATCAAGATGACCGGGACGGTGGGTCCGGCGCTGCTGAAATGGCTGTCCGGCGGGACGATCAGCATCGGCGGGGCGGCGTCCGCCGCGACGGCGATCGAGACCGCGATGATCGCCGGGGGAAAGGCCGCCGC